AGAACAAAGCGTTTCAGAACGACGAGGAATACACGAGGAACGGCATCAAGAACGAGTTTTGGAACTACGCCTTCGTTCCCAACGTCGTGCAGTTGAAGTGGCTGGTTAAGTACGGGCCAGAACATGACCCGATGAAAAGGGGCAACGAAAGATTGCTGTTTAGCCTTCTCAATGATCCGGAATGGCGCCACCTAAAAAAGACAACGAAAATTCACACGGCAAAGTAAGACAGGCCCACGCTCTTATAGAGGCCGGAGATCACGCTGGAGGCTTGAGGCTTTGTAACGAAGTCCTGGATACCAACGTAGACCACCCCGAGGCTTTGTATCTCGCCGCGGCGGCTCTATTCAAGTCCGGAAGACCTGGGCTTGCATACAACCTCTTCCGTAGGTCGTGCCAGCTCCAACCTGATCGCGCCGAGCCGTGGAACATGGCCGGGACGTGCCTCGAGAAGGTGTGGCAGATCGATGCAGCGGAGCGGTGCTTTAAAGAGGCGTTGAAGAAAAACCCGCAGAACCATGCGGCGTTGCAGAACATGAGCCTTATCTGCCTCAACAAGTGCGAGCCGGATGAAGCCTTGAAGTGGTGCGAGAAGGCTGAGAAGTGCGGCGTTACCTCGTGGGAGAACCTCGACAACAAGGCGATGGCTCTCCTCATGAAGCGAGACTGGTCGGGATGGGAGCCATACAGGCAGACGGCCGGCAAGACAAAGCCCAGGCAATTACGGGCATACAACGACCCTGAAGAGCCGATGTGGAGCGGCGAAAAAGGAACGGTGGTTGTTTACGGCAACCAGGGGCTAGGTGATGAAATCGCCTTTGCGTCCTGCATTCCGGATGCCTGCGAAGTTGCAGATGTGATCGTTGATTGCGACCACAGAATCGCTCCTCTCTTTAAGAGGTCTTTCCCAAAGGCCAAGGTCTACGGGACGCGGCACAAAGACGACCGCGACTGGGACCATGCGATTGATTACTCGATCCCGGTTGATTGTCTTCCGGGTCTTTTCAGGAAGAAGGATTCGGATTTTCCTGGTACGCCGTACCTCAAGGCAGATCCCGAGAGGCGTATCCAGTGGCGGGCTCTATTCGACACGTTTAAGAAGCCCGTAATCGGAGTGGCTTGGACTGGAGGAGGCGATCACACCGGCAGGAAGAAACGCAGCGTCTCTCTTGAGGATTTGCTGCCAGTCTTCAAGTCGATCGACGCGACCTGGATAAGCCTTGAGTACAAGAATGTAACCGAGGAGTTGGAAGAGTTTGAGATGGAGCACGGGGTAAAGATTCTTGATTACCCGAGGGCTACGAGGTCGGGTGAGTTTTCGGACTACGACGACACCGCCGCACTTGTTGCCGAGCTTGACCTGGTTATCTCGGTGACGACCTCCGTCGTTCATCTTGCCGGCGGGTTAGGTCAGTCCTGCTGGGTGCTAGCTCCTCACAAAGCAAGGTGGTGGTACGGGATGGAAGGCAACATCCCTTGGTATCGGTCGGTGACGATGTTCAGGCAGTCCCGCGATGGGACATGGCCTCTAGAAGAACTAATAAAAAGACTGAGGCTTAGACATGGCGATCTCGACTTACAACGAGCTATTAGCATCTCTTGAGAACCACCTCGACCGCTCAGACCTAGACGATCGCATTCCTGAATTTGTAGTCCTCGGGGAGGCGCGCATTGGCCGAGAAGTAAAGGCCAAGCAGATGGAGCAGCGGGTCTCCACTACTCCTACAAGCCAGTATGTGAGCGTCCCGAGCGATTTCGTTTCTCTGCGCGGCGTGCGGATCGAGGGAACGTGCATCGGGTGGCTTGACTACGTATCTCCGGATGCGTTCTTCAACAACTTCGCTTCCAGTAATACGAACGTCTCCAACAAGTACACGATTTTCGGCGATGAGCTGATCTTTCCGAAGACGCCGACTGGCGACGTGGAGCTTTGGTACTACAAGAAACTCGCGGCCCTTTCGTCCGCGACGAACACGCTCTTTACTGTAAACCCAGACCTTTACCTGTACGCCGCGCTTTGTGCTTCAGCGCCGTATCTGATGGCCGACAAGAGGATCGGTGTTTGGGAGGGGTTGTATAGACAGGCGAAGGATTCGGTAAATCTGTCGCATGAGCAAGGCCGATTCCCGGCTGGCTTGAAGATGGTAGTGGCGTAATGGACGTAGCCCTCGCTGGCTACGCTCCCGACAAGCATCCAACGACTCCAGGGATTCTCGTCGTCTGTACCAACATGGTGCCGACTCTCAGGGGAATGGCGGGGGCTCCATCGACCCAAAGTCCTTCGGGAATTACCGGCGCTTTGGCTGGTGCGTGTCAAGGAGCTGCGTCCCTCAGAAAGCTGGACGAATCCGTCAGGACGTTCGCCGGTACTGGAACCGACCTATTCGAGATCGCCAGCGGCGTATGGACGGAGATAACAAGGGCTTCAGGAGGCGACTACGCGCTAGGTTCCGACCTTCGCTGGAGGTTCGGCCAGTTTGGAAATGTATCTCTGGCAGTTGCGAAGTCGGACACGCTCCAAGCTTCTACTTCTGGTGCTTTTGCTGATGTGACCGGAGCCCCCAAGGCTGGGGTTGTCGAGGTTGTAGGTCAGTTTGTGTTTCTGGGTGACACGAACGAAGCGACATTCGGAGATTCTCCGCATCGGTGGTGGTGCTGCGCGAAAGGCGATCACACCGACTGGACGCCGGCCGTCTCGACGGAATGCACGACAAGCCTTATCACTTCCTCGGCCGGGAAGATTCGGGCGATCAAGAGATTCGGGCCGCACGTCGTAATTTATAAGCTACGGTCGATCCACTTCGGGATCTACGCCGGCCCTCCGTCAGTGTGGAATTTCGACCGGGAGATTTCTAGCGAGGCCGGGGCGCTGAGTCATGAGTCTGTTGTTGACGTTGGAACTCCTGAAGAACCGCGTCATATCTTCATGGGGTTTGACGATTTCTACGAATTCAACGGTGGAAGACCGAGACCCATTGGACAGGGTTGGGTCAAAGAGACCGTCTACAACGAGCTTAACAAGACGTACATGGAGAGGGCTTTTTCTCTCCTCGATAGGGCTAAGTCGCTCGTTTATTTCTTCTACCCGTCCGGTGCGTCAAACAACCCGGACAAGTGCGTCGTCTACAACTACAAAACGGGGAAGTGGGGCAGGGCTGACAGGACGGTTGAGTTTGCATTCGAGTATTCGTCCGTTGGACTTTCGTATGACGGTCTCGGGGCGGTTTACGCGACCTACGCGGACCTTCCGAGCGTTTCCTACGACTCCACGATCTGGACTTCAGGGTATCCGCTACCGGCTGTTTTCGATACCGCGCACACGCTGAAAACCTTGGACGGGGACGCGACTACCAGCGGCTACCGCTTGGGCGATTTCGGGGAAGACGAGCAGTTTAGTTGCCTCCTGAGAGTACGACCGCGATTCACCGTTGCTCCGACTGCTGGGACGCAAACGAACTACTACCGGAACAACCTCGGTGATGCTCTTACGACCGGCGCTACTACGACCCTGACGAACGGGAAATTCGATCTCAAGAGGTCAGCGCGGTGGCACAGGCTTGAGCACTCTTTCACCGGCCCTGTTGAGCTTGGGTCAATGGAAGTGACTGTAGCGGAGTCCGGCCTTGCCTAAGTTGAACCTCGAGCAGTTTGTTCAAAGTGAGTACGACCGGGGTTTGATGACCGAGATGGTGCGTCAGATCGAAGACGCCATCAATCGTCTTTCGTCAGGGGCGATTTACCAGAACTACAACGCCACGTCTTCGACACCGACTGGGGCGACGGTCTCGCATTCGGTTGGGGATTTCGTGAAGAACGCGATCCCCACCGAGTTAGGGGCGCCGGGCAGCATGTATCTAGTGGCGGGGTGGTTATGCATCGCGTCAGGAACACCAGGCACGTTTAGGGAAGCCCGCGTTTTGACGGGTAATTGAAAAAAGAAAGAACAACATGGCTATTCGCACTGATTGGCTGGGTAATCAAGACCTAACCGGGCGCCCGTGGTTCAGCGTTATGGAGGAGGTGAACTCCAAGTTTGGGCCTGAGGCAGTTCGCCAACTTCTGGACGCAAACTTTTTCGAGCAATTTCCTGGGTTCTCTGCTGGAGACCGCGCGAAGTCGTGGGACTATGTTGGTAGCAACATTGCCAGCAAGCAAGCGGAAGCTGATAAAGGCTTTAACCCCGTCGAACTGGGCCTCGGCTACTTGGGGGTTGGTGGTGTTGGTGGCCTTACCGGCTCCGCTCTCGCGACCGGAAACGATCCTGGTAAGGCTGCGTTGCTGGATGCGGCTGGCCTTGCTGGCGGGTTTGGCCTTGCTGGCGCAGGGCTTGGAGCTGCACCAGCAGTCGGTGATGCCGCAGCGGCTGGGAGCGTGGCGGGAGTTGGTAGCGGCGGTGGGTTTGCGATGCCTGCCGCGGCTGCGGAGTCTGCTGCCGGCCTCTCGGAAATGGGTCTTACCCAAGTCGCGCCCGGTGTCTGGTCTGCTGGTGGTGCTGGTGTTGGGGCTGGTCTTTCCGGTGCTGGTGCCGGTGTTGCTGGATCAGAGGCGGGCGCTGCGTCTATGCCTGCCGCCATCCCTGAAGTTGGCGCTGCCGGTGGTGCTGGTGCTACTGCGGCTGGTGCTGGCCTCAGTGGATTCCTCTCCAACCCTGCTGTCATGGGCGCAGGGGCCGGAGCCCTTCTTGGAAGCGGCGCCCTCGGTGGCGGTACTCAAGCCGGAACGATCCAAACCGAAGAAGGCATTCCGGACTGGCTGATGCCGTATGTAAAGCCGCAGCTCGACAAGTATTCGACCGACCTCCAGAACTACCAGACCGATCCGTACGGCGTGATGCCTGCCGCGATGCAGGAGTTCAAGAACACGGTTTCTGGGATGTATCTGGACCCGTCAACGAACAAGTACCTTGAAGACTATTTCCGCATGGGCTCCGAGCGGGTGAAGAGTTCGCTTTCCCCCACGTTCGGCCACATGCAGGCTTTTGGCGCTCACTCCGGATACAACGAGGCGCTTTCCAAAGGTCTGGGGGATTTCGCGACCGGCCTCTATGGTGGGGCGTATGAGAAGGAGCGCGATC